GGCGGGGGCGGCTGATGCGGCACTAATCACCTACCAACCCTCAATCCCTAAAAAAAATTTTTTTTAAAAACCACTTGACAACCTGCCAACCTGCTACATAATTGCACTGTCAGTCAATAAATTAACAGGGGAATCAACTTATGACAGTCTACGGGTATGTGAGGGTCAGCACTACGGAGCAGGTTGACAACACCAGCATGCAGGAGCAGAAGCGCCAGATTGAGGGCAACGCGATGAGCCACAACCTAATGATCGACCAGTTCATTGAGGATGGCGGCGTCAGTGGCGCAGACCCCTTCTTTGCACGACTCAGCGCCAACAGCGTCACGCTCCAGCAGGGCGACACTGTGATCGTGGCCAAGCTGGATCGGTTCAGCCGTGATTTGCTGGATGCCTTGCAGTCGATCAAGAAGTGCAAGGAGCTTGGTGTCAAGCTCATCATCAACGGCCACGGGGATGTCACTGACAGCAGCAACATCTACGCCCAGCTCATGCTGGAGATCTTGTGCAGCTTTGCCGGCCATGAGCGCAGGGTGCTGAAGGAACGCCAGAAGCAGGGGCAAGCCGCCAAGCGCAAGGCTGGTGGCCATCTGGGTGGCTCGGCCAAGTTCGGGTACACCATCCAAGGCACGGGTCAGGCGGCAGTCCTGGTGGAAAAACCTGAAGAGCAGGCAGCGCTGAAGTACGCCAAGGAGATGAGGGCGACAGGAATTTCGTTTAGGGCGATATCGGCAATTTTAAAAACCAGCCACGGGGTTATTGTTTCTCACGAAGCAATCCGCAGGGCGCTACAAGGAGAGACAGCATGAAGTTGATGCATGAACACATTACAGGACTATGCCGCCAGCCACTGGAGTGCTGGTACGAGTGGGAGGCCGCAGAGCCTGAAGTTAAAGAGGCCGGCGTGGTGATTGAGCCTGCTATCCCTGAACAGGTATATCTGGTTGAGGTCTGGGTAAATGGCGCGGATATATTCGAGTTAATCAGTGATGACATGAAGGAAGTAATTGAGATTGCGATTAAAGAGGACAGATATAAATGACGCCATTAAATCATGGCGGCAAAAGAAAGGGTGCTGGCAGACCCAGAGCCAATATATCTGTTAGCAGGGTATTAAAGTTATTCTCTGAGGGAGTAACCAAGAAAGATATAGCAGAGAAGTTTGGAGTTAGTGAAGTGACAATTGGTCGAATTATTAAAAGGGAGAAACGATAATGTGGAAATATCTGTGGACTGAATTGAGGTTAATGCTCAAGACCGTGACGCCGGCGCAGGCCGTGGCGCATGAGTTGATGCACGCCGAGCATGCGCTGCTGCAAGCTGAGTCTGGGGTGGAGTACGCGACAGCTTTGGTGACCTACAACAAGAATCGGGTGAAGAGGCTGAAGGCTTACATAGCAAACACTGAAGAAACAAAGGATGCATCATGACTACAAAAACAGGATATGGGCCAGCGTTTCCATGCGACATAGAAACCGGCATGAGCTTGCGCGACTACTTTGCGGCCAAGGCGATGCAGGCTTTGCTTGGAAATCCAGAAATTGACGGGGAGCCAGGCGCTTACTCTCAGTTGGCTTACAAGTACGCAGACGCCATGTTGAAAGCGAGGCAAGCATGATCAGGCAATGCGATGCAGGGGGAATCTGCGCCCATATCCCACAGTGCGATCACTTTTGCCACTTCACCACGGCAGAGCTTGAGCCAGAGACGCGCAAGGTCAAGCCGTATCCTATTGTTCTTGATGACATTGAGCCAGTGTCCGAAACTTGGCAGGTGATCGGCAGTGTTGTTGTTGGCTTTGTGCTGGTGGCGCTGGTGGTGGTCTGTTTGCTGCTGTTCTTTACGGGGCTTTGGATTTGGAGTTTACTGATATGAAACAAGACGAAGTATTACAGACGCTGCGTAAGGTAATTAAAGAGTCGGAGTACTACACCACATGGACAGTATCAACCCCACACTTGGTGGAGTTGGTAGAACGCGCAGTCGAGGCAGAGCGTGAGGCGTGTGCGAAGGTGTGTGAGGAAATGAGGACTTATGTTGACAGACACAATGCCGTAGTTCAAGCCTCTGCAAAAGAATGTGCCGCCGCCATCCGAGCAAGGGGACAAGCATGACCAAAGACGAAGCCCTCAAGCTGGCGCTGGAGGCGCTGGAAAAATCATGGAATCCTATGATACCCAGCGCAGAACGGGAGAGCAATGCAAAAGAAGCCATCACCGCCATCAAAGCCGCTTTGGCACAGCCACCACAGATCGACCCCAACCAATGGGCCTTTGACAATGGGTTAGAGTCCACATGATCAAAAAAAATGTCTTTGCCGAGTGGGTTGAGCGATACCACAATGACCCCGTGTTGTTTGTCAAGGAGGTGCTGGGCGTAGATCCAGACCCTTGGCAAGAGCGTTTTTTGGGGGCGATTGCCCGTGGAGATCGAAAGATCAGCGTGCGATCTGGCCACGGGGTGGGGAAATCCACGGCAAGCTCATGGGCGATGCTCTGGTACTTTATGACCAGATCACCTGTGAAAGTGGTGGTGACCGCACCGACCAGCAGCCAGTTGTATGACGCGATGTTTGCCGAATTGAAGCGCTGGATCAACGCGATGCCTGCGCCATTGCAGAGCCTGCTGACTGTCAAGCAGGAGAGGATCGAGTTCAACGCTGCACCGACTGAGATGTTTATATCGGCCAGGACAAGTCGAGCCGAGCAGCCCGAGGCTTTGCAGGGCATTCACTCTGAGTATGTGATGCTGGTGGCCGATGAGGCGTCAGGTGTTCCGGAGCAGGTGTTCGAGGCGGCGGCTGGCAGCATGTCCGGCCACAATGCGGTGACATTGCTTTTGGGCAATCCGGTCAGAAGCAGCGGGTTTTTCTACGATACGCATACGCGACTGGCGCAGGAGTGGACGACCTTTCAGGTGGCATGCACCGACTCGCCTCGGGTGTCGGATGAGTATGTCAAAGAGATGGCCATGCGCTATGGCGAAGAAAGCAATGTCTACCGGATCAGGGTGATCGGGGAGTTTCCCAAAGGGGACGATGACACTGTCATCCCGATGGATCTGCTGGAGAGTGCTCTGCACAGGGATGTGGCGGCAAGCAAGTCAGCGCCGATGGTTTGGGGGCTGGATGTGGCGCGGTTCGGGAGTGACAGGTCAGCGCTGTGCAAGCGGCAGGGCAATGTGGTGACGGAGAGCATCCGCACTTGGAAGAATCTGGACTTGATGCAACTGACGGGGGCGGTGGTGGCCGAGTTCAATGCGCTGGCCCCGAGTGAGCAGCCACGGGAGATTCTGGTGGACAGCATCGGGCTGGGGGCTGGGGTGGTTGACCGGCTGCGGGAGTTGGGTCTGCCGGCGCGGGGGATCAATGTCTCGGAAAGCCCAGCGATGGGCGGGACTTACCGCAACCTGAAGGCCGAGCTTTGGTACAAGGCCAAGGCGTGGCTTGAGGCGCGGGACTGCAAACTGGCCAAGGATGAGGTGCTGATCAGCGAGTTGGCCACAGTGCGCTACACCTTCACCAGCAATGGCAAAATTGCCATTGAGGGCAAGGACGAGATCAAAAAGCGGGGGCTGCCAAGTCCGGACAAGGCCGATGCTTTTGTTTTGACCTTTGCGTCTGATGCCGTGGCGGGGATGTTTGGGTCAGCGGCCAGCAGCAAGTGGAGCCAACCCTTACGCCGAAACTTATCCAGAACTGCATAATTGGGCATTTGCAACTAAATGGGGAAAACCATGATGATGACCAAAGGACAAAAGAAGGTTGGCAAGGTGATGGGCGAGTACAAGTCGGGCAAGCTGACCAGCAGCGGCAAGACTGTTAAGAGTCCCCAGCAGGCGATGGCCATTGCGCTGTCAACTGCCAAGCTGCCCATGCGCGGTCAGCGCACGGCAAAGAACAAGGCGAGAAAATAATGGCCACAATCAAAGAAACCATGAGCCAGTTGATGGGTGACGATGAGGCGGGTGAGAACTGCCCCACGGCCACACAAGACATCACCATCAATCTGCGCAACAGGGCCAAGGCGATCAACAGCGCCAATTACGGCCCTGAGAATCCCGACCTGCCGAATACTGCCTTTTGGAAGAAAAAGGCAGACGAGTGGGAGGTGAGCATTGAGGATGCCAAGATGAGCCGGTGCGGTAACTGCGCGGCTTTCAATCAAGAGGAATCAATGCTCGACTGCATTGAAAAGGGCATTGGCGGCGAGGGGGATGCCGAGGAAGTTATTGAGAAGGCTGATCTGGGCTACTGCGAGATCTTTGACTTCAAGTGCGCGGCCAGCCGTACCTGCGATGCATGGGTTGCCGAGAGCGATGAGGACGAGGGCGATGAATACGAGGGCGGTGAGAACAGCGCGATGGAGGGTGATGACATGGAAGACAAGCCGATGCTGGTGATTAAGATTGGAGCTAAAAAATGAAAGCTGGACTCTATCAAAATATCAACGCCAAACAGGCGCGTATCGCAGCCGGTTCTAAAGAAAAGATGCGCAAGCCTGGGGCTAAAGGCGCACCAAGCGCTGCCGACTTCAAGGCTGCGGCCAAGACTGCCAAGCCCGTCAAGAAGAAATGAAGACCCCAGCTTGGCGGCGCAAGGAGGGTAAAAACCCCAAGGGCGGCTTGAACGCTGCTGGACGGGCCAGCCTAAAAGCTGCCGGCCAAGACATCAAGCCACCCGTCAAGGCCGGCGACAACCCGAGACGGGCATCGTTCTTGGCTCGGATGGCCGGCAATGATGGCCCAGAGTACAAGGATGGCAAGCCGACCAGGCTACTGCTGAGTCTGAAGGCGTGGGGCGCAAGCTCCAAGGCCGATGCCAAAAGCAAGGCGGCCAGCATTTCAGCCAGAAACAAAGCCAAGAAATGATCAGCCCGATTGTCATTGCCACAGTCAGGGGGCATGGTCTGGCGGTGCTGCTGGAGTCGATCAAGCAGTACGCTCCAGAGTGTCCGGTTTACCTACGGGGGCCAGAGTCGGTGCTTGAGAACTTTGAGGCTGACCACAAGATCTACGGCCAGCCAAGGAACTTTGGCGATGACTACAACGAGGTGATTGAAGCGGCACTCAAGGATTGGTCATCATGCATCGTGGCCAACGATGACATTGTGCTGACGCCGACCAGCGTAAAGGTGCTGATGGAGGATGTGGCGATCATCAAGACCATGCACAGCGTCAAGGCCGGATGGGTGGCATCAAGGACTGATGCGGCCAGATCTTGCCAAAATGTGAGGATTACTGAGAAACCGGAGCGCTTGAGTTTCTTCAAGTTTCCGTCTGAGGCCCACATCAAGATGGTGGGAGAGATCAGCCCGATCTTTGCGTGGATTTCAAGCGATGCTTTTGAGGAGGCGAAGTTCCCCCCTCTGAATTGGTACTCAGATGATGTGCATTGTAGGGATCTGATCGAAAAAGGCTACTCGCATTTTGTGAGTGCCAGCTATGTCCACCACATCGGCAGCAACACGATTGGCATGAATGGCAAGCAGTTGCATCAGGACGCGATGCCGTGGCTGCTGCAAAATCGTCCAACTTACGCAAAGGCTTGGTTTGATTCTT